TTGCACCAACTGTAGCAGAAGTTTCACAAAGTGAAGCAACAAGTATGGATGGTTATGATTCAAGAAAGACAAAAGCTAAAGGTAGATCATCAACTATTATGACAAGTTCTAAAGGTGTAGAAGATGAAACTATAACACTAGGTAAGAAAAGTTTATTAGGACAATAATGGCAAAAACAGATTTAACAAAAAATTTATTATCTAGGTACGATAAATTAGAAGGTCAAAGACAAAACTGGGAAACGCATTGGCAAGAGGTTGCAGATTATATGCAACCAAGAAAAGCAGATGTTACCAAGACTAGAGCTAGAGGTGATAAAAGAATGGAGATGATATTTGATTCTTCTCCAATACAAGCAGTAGAATTATTATCAGCATCATTACATGGTATGTTGACAAACCCATCCACACCTTGGTTTACTTTAAGATTTAAAGATGATGATGTTGAGAATGAAGATGAAGCAAAAATTTGGTTAGAGTCTGCAACAGAAGCAATGTACACAGCATTTAACAGATCAAACTTTCAACAAGAAATATTTGAATTGTATCATGATTTAATTACTTTTGGTACAGCAGCAATGTTTATCGAAGAAGATGATGAAGATTTAATTAAATTTTCAACAAGACATATCAATGAAGTATTTATTGCAGAGAATGATAAAGGTAGAGTTGATACAATTTTTAGAAGATTTAAAATAAGTGCTAGAGCTGCAGTACAAAAATTTGGCGACAAAGTTTCATCAGACATACAAGGTATCTTTAAAAAAGATCCATACCAAGAAGTAGAAATACTACACGCAGTTTATCCAAGATCAGATTTTGATCCTAAGAAAAAAGATAAAGAGAATATGCCATTTGAATCTGTTTACTTAGAATATAAAAATGCAAATGAATTATCTATATCTGGATTCAAAGAGTTTCCTTTTGTAGTACCAAGATACTTAAAAGCATCAAACGAAATCTATGGAAGATCACCTGCAATGACAGCTTTGCCAGACGTTAAGATGCTAAATGAAATGTCTAAGACTACAATCAAAGCTGCACAGAAACAAGTTGACCCACCACTACTAGTTCCAGATGATGGATTCCTACTTCCAGTTAGAACTGTACCGGGTGGATTAAATTTTTATAGAAGTGGTACAAGAGATAGAATTGAACCTTTAAACATTGGTGCAAATAATCCACTAGGTTTAAATATGGAAGAGCAAAGAAGAGATGCAATCAGAGCTGTATTCTATGTTAATCAACTTCAATTACAACAAGGTCCACAAATGACAGCAACAGAAGTTATCCAACGTAACGAAGAGAAGATGAGATTGCTTGGACCAGTATTAGGTAGACTACAATCAGAATTATTAAAACCATTAATTGATAGAGTGTTTGCAATACTACTTAGAAATAATATGTTACCACAAGCACCAGAGTTTTTATCGGGTAGAGATATAGAAATAGAATATGTATCTCCACTTGCTAAAGCACAAAAATCTTCAGAGCTACAATCTATTATGAGAGCAATAGAAATATTAGGATCACTTGCAAATGTTGCACCAGTATTTGATTATGTTAATTTTGATAACCTTGTTAAACACTTAGCAGACATAGTTGGTATGCCACAGAAATTATTAAAATCACAAAACGAAGTTAACGCACAAAGACAAGAAGCAGCACAAGCTGCAGAACAACAACAACAAATGGCACAGATGCAACAAGTTGCACAAGCCGCAGGAGATGTAGCACCACTAGCGAAAGCGTTGCCTCAAGAGGCACAAGCTCTAGCAAATGCTGAAGTGGAATAGTATGGAAGCAAATAAACAATTAGAACAATTAATTCAAGGATTAAAAAAAAATTACGAATACATATTCAATACAGATGAAGGCAAAGAAGTCTTAATCGATCTTGAAAAAAGATGTCATTATCATTCTACCACTAACGTCAAAGGGGATAGTCATGAGAGTGCATATATGGAAGGACAACGTAGTGTCATTCTATTTATTAAATCAATGCTACGAAAGGATAAAGGAAAATAAATATGTCAAGCGAACAGATAACACAGGAAACTGTGCCTGTAGAAACAACGACTACAGAAACAGTAACACCACCAACAGCACAACCAACAACAGTTGCAAAAGCAGACACACCCATATCATCTTGGAAAGATTCTATTAGTGAAGAGTATAGAGCTGATCCTAATATAGAAAAGTTTACTGAGATAGATGCGTTAGCAAAAAGTTACATCAACGCAACTAAAATGATTGGTCAAGATAAAATTGCTATACCAAATAATAATTCTACAGATGATCAATGGAGTGAAGTTTATACTAAATTGGGTAGACCAGAGTCTGCAGATAAATATGCTTTAGATGTAAAATCTGAAGTAGTAAATTTAGATGAAGGTGCAATTAAATCTTTTACAGAAAATGCTCATCAACTTGGTTTAAATAATAAACAAGCTCAAGGTATCTTAGAGTTCTATAAAAATAATATGGAAGGTACTGCACAGCAATCAAAAATTGATACTGAAACTGCTCAAGCTCAATCAGAACAACAGTTAAGACAAGAGTGGGGTAGAGACTTTGATGGTAAAGTTAAACAAGCTGGAGCATTAGCAAAAGCAAATATTAATCCAGAAGTATTAGATATGACTTTATCAAATGGTACAAGACTTGGAGATCATCCAGAAATTATAAAAGGCTTTGCAAAGATTGCAGGAATGATGTCTGAAGATAAAATTCTTGGTACTGAAAGTGAGAATGTAGATACTAGCAAAGATATTGAGTCTGAAATTTCTGCATTGTCTAATGATAGGAATGGTCCGTATTGGAACAGAAGTCATCCAGATCATGATAAAGTAGTACAACAAGTTTATACTTTAAGAGAGATGTTAAATGCAAAATGATAATCATCTTAATGATAAAGAAATTCGCTTAGAAATACTGCGGTTGATAAAGGAAACAGGTTCTGAAATTCAGAAAAATAATCCCTTGCCAATCGCAGACATTTACTATAAGTGGATAAACAGTAAGACAATTCGAAAGAACCTTACAGACAAGAAGGATAGACTCTAGTCTAACAGACTTTAAATGCAAGAGATGCCTACCATTTGGTGGAGAACCTTTCTGATTTTTTAAATCAACTATAATATGGAGACAAAATATGTCATCACAAATAACTACGGCATTTGTACAGCAGTATTCTGCTAACATACAAATGCTATCTCAACAAATGGGATCGTTATTAAGAGACAAAGTCAGAGTTGAAAGCGTTACAGGTAAAAATGCTTTCTTCGATCAAGTTGGTTCAGTAACTGCAGTTTTAAAAACTAGCAGACATTCGGACACTCCTCAAATAGATACACCTCACTCAAGAAGAAGAGTATCTCTTGCGGATTACGAATTTGCTGATCTTATTGATCAACAAGACAAAGTTAGACTCTTAATTGATCCAACTTCATCTTACGCTCAAGCCGCTGCTATGGCAATGGGAAGAGCAATGGATGATGTGATTATAACAGCTGCAAGTGCTACTGCTTTCACAGGTGAAACTGGTGCAACTTCAACTGCTGCTCAAACTGCAATCGCTGCAGGTGGAGCTGGTTTAACAATTGCAAAATTAAGAACTGCTAAGCAGACTTTTGATCTAGCAAGTGTTGATCCTTCAATCCCAAGACACATTGTCGTGGGACCAGAGCAAATCACAAACCTTTTATCAACTACTGAAGTAACAAGTTCAGATTTCAATACTGTAAAAGCATTAGTACAGGGTGAAATTGACTCGTTCCTTGGGTTTAAATTTACTGTATCAAACAGACTTGCAAAATCTGGTAATGACAGAACTTGCATAGCTTTCGCACAGGATGGAATCACTCTTGCGATTGGTAAAGACGTATCAGCTAGAATAGACGAAAGAGCAGACAAATCTTACGCTACTCAAGTATACTACTGCCAATCAATCGGTGCTACTAGAATGGAAGAAGCAAAAGTTCTTGGTATAGTATGTCAAGAAGCATAATAGGAGGATATATATATGGCTAATTCAATACAATATGCGAAAATCGCTAGTACTCCTTCTGAGAAAGTTAAGACTAACGAACTATATGGTAGAGTAAGATCTGCTTTTGCTGAATACGAAGCAAGTGCAGAACAAGCTACTATTACTATGTTTGTTATTCCTAATGGTGCAAGAATTGTTAGATCAAGACTTGCTCACGATGCTTTAGGTAGTTCTACAACTTTATCTGTTGGTTACGCAGCACATACAAAATCAGATGGCACAGCTCAAGCTGTTGACGTTGATGAGTATTTAGCTGCTACAGCTTCAACAGGTGCTGTTGGACATGATGTTGCAAACACTATAGCTTTGGGTGAAAACTCAGTTACAGATGCAGACAAAGATGGTGTTCCAGTTACAGTTACATTAGCAGGTGCTAATGGTACTGGTACAATCCAACTTTCTATGTTCTACGTTATAGACTAGTAAAAAATATTTTAGGGGGTGGAAGCGAGAGTGGAAACCCCCTAGAGTGCATGAAAAAGATACAAGATTTAAAACCTGTATTACATTTTAAAAAAGATAATTATGTATATAGGTATGTACTAGTAGATAGGTTTAAACATGATACTAAATATCATAATGGCTTTGACACTAAAGAAGAGAGAACAACAGAAGAAATATTCGCTTTAGAAAAAGATAGACAGATAAGGCGAAAGTATATTATAAGGAAGTAGTATGGCATCAGTAGTAGAAATTTGTAATGGATCATTAAATCAACTAGGTGCAACAACTATACTTTCACTTACAGAAGATTCAAAAAACGCTAGACTTTGCAATCAAAGATACACTCAAGTAAGAGATAGTGTATTTAGATCACACCCTTGGAACTGCTTACAGAAAAGAATTGAACTTGCTGCAGACACTACAGCTCCTGCATGGGGTTTTAGTTTTGCTTACACATTACCATCAGACTGTTTAAGACTACTTAGAATATTAGACTATGATTCTAATTACAAAGTAGAAGGTAGAAAAATATTATCTAATACATCTAGCATGAAAATATTATACATTGCTAGAGTTACTGATCCCAATGAATATGATGAATTATTAAGAGAAACTTTATCTGCTGCTTTAGGTGCAGACATTGCTTTTGCAGTTACATCAAATAATCAAACAGCAACAAATATGTATAATTTGTTTCAAGATAAATTAAAAGATGCTAGATTTGTAGATTCAACAGAAGGTCAAAATGTTGAACAAGATCTAGGCATGACAGATGTTATAGACGCAGGTACATTTATTAACTCAAGGTTTTAAAAATGGCTAGAGTTGCTGTCGAACTAACAAACTTTACAGGTGGTGAATTATCACCAAGATTAGATGGTAGAACTGATCTAACTAAATATACATCTGGTTGCTCAACCCTAGAAAATTTAATAGTATATCCACATGGCTCGGCAGCTCGTAGACCCGGTTCTACATTTGTTGCTGAAGTTGCTAATAGTGCAAACAAAACAAGATTAATTCCTTTTGAATTTTCAACAACACAAACTTATATGTTGGAGTTCTCTAATTTAAAAATGAGAGTCTACAAAGAT